CAACTTACAAATAGATTTCGGTACACTTTAAATGGCAAAATTATTAAAATTAAGACGTGGTACTACAACTCAGCACGGGTCATTTACTGGTGCTGAAGGCGAAGTAACTATAGATACCACAAAAGATACTGCTGTCGTACATGACGCTAGTACAGCAGGAGGAAGACCTCTTGCAAGAGAGGACTTAAATAACGTATCCAGTTCAACGATTGCTGGTAGGTTAAGTAATGATTCTATAACTCCAGCAAAAATAGGAGCAGGAGCTTTACCTTCAGACGTAACAATAGCTAGTGCAAACTTTACTTCTGGGCAAATTGTTAACTCACATGTTAACGCATCTGCTGCAATAGCTGGAACTAAGATTTCTCCTGACTTTGGATCGCAGAATCTCACATCAACTGGATACTTTAGCTTTGGAACTGCTGGTGGTACTGATAACCAATCAAATTCAAATCTTAGAATACAAAATACATATCCAACTTTATTTCTTAATGATACTAATACTAATAATGATTTTTATATAAGAAATGCTGATGGTACTTTTGGTATTCATGATGTCCAAAATTCGGCAGATAGATTAACAATAAATTCAAGTGGTACAGTAGCTACAGGTGGCAACCTAGACGTTGGTGCTGGACTTGATGTAACAGGAAACATAACAGTTACAGGAACAGTTGACGGTAGAGACGTAGCTAATGACGGTGGTAAACTTGATAGTATTGAAGCGTCAGCTACTGCTGACCAAACTGCTGCTGAAATACGTACACTTGTAGAATCAGCATCTGACAGTAACGTGTTTACTGATGCTGACCATACGAAGTTAAATGGTATAGAAGCTAGTGCAACTGCTGATCAAACTAATGCTGAGATAAGAGCAGCAGTAGAAGCAGCTACAGATTCTAATGTCTTTACTGATGCAGACCATACAAAACTAAATGGTATAGAAAGTGGTGCGACAGGAGATCAAAGTAATGCAGAAATCAGAACAGCAATTCATAATGCTTCTGACAGTAATGTATTTACTGACGCTGACCATGCAAAACTAGATGCACTGACAACTTCAAACGGTGTCATACTTAACGGTGTAACTGCAACAACACAATCTGCAGGTGATGCTTCAACAAAGGTTGCTACAACTGCGTACACAGATACAGCTATATCAAACTTAGTAGACTCATCCCCAAGTGCTCTTAATACTCTTAACGAGTTAGCAGCAGCTATGGGTGACGATGCTAACTTCTCTACAACTGTAACTAACAGTATTGCTACTAAAATGCCATTGGCTGGTGGTGAGTTTACAGGTAATGTAACTTGTGAAAATATCACACCTGATGCAGACAGCTCTAGAAACTTAGGTACAAACTCTGTAAGATTTGCAACTATATATGCTGACAGTTTTGTTGGTAGTGGTGCAAACTTAACAGGTGTTGAATCGTTTGTTTCTGGTATGATCTTATTATGGTCTGGGTCTACAGGTAGTATTCCTAGTGGATTTGTACTATGTAATGGGTCTAACAGTACACCCGATCTTAGAGACAGGTTTGTTGTTGGTGCTGGTAACTCTTACGCTGTAGGAAATACAGGTGGTAATAATACTGCTACAGATACAGTTAACATTTCTGGATCTGATACTGTAAACGTCAGTGTATCTGGATCTGGTACAACAGGTAATGAATTTGGTAACTTTGGTAGTACTAACTTATATGGTTATAATGGTACTGGTGTTCAATACAGAAACATGACTAACTTTTATTGGGGTACTACAACTCATGCTCATGGTTTTAACTTCTCTGGATCTGGTTCTGATACAGTAAACATTTCTGGTTCAGACACAGTAAGTGTTGATACAAGATCACCTTACTATGCTCTTTGTTATATCATGAAAACTTAAATGGATGTACCTGCTATTTATTTACCAACGGTAGAAAAAATAGAAACTATATCTATACCGATACCCACAGGTAACATACCTACTTATGTACCCTTGGTAGTGCCTCCTAGTGATCTTAGAGAACCAGAAGGCACACAACCAGAAACTACAGAAGAAGAAACACCTACTGGTATTAGACAAATTGATATTCCGTTTACGAATTATGAAATGCCTTTACCAGAAAATGAAATACTTATAACGGCTTCTACTACAGCAGTCGTTTCTGTAGCTGCAACCTTAACTGCAACAGCAGCTTTTAAATGGGTTGTTACAGCTATGAAACCAATACTTAAAACAGCATGGAAGAAGACAAAGTTATCAAAGGACAACCCAAAAGTTTCTTAAAAAAAATGAAAGATGTTGCAGAAGATAAAGAACATCAAATAGAATTTTTAGGAACTATAGTTAGACTAGGTGTAGTAGTATGGTCTGGATTTATCATTACTATGAACTATGTAGATATACCTATGGTTAAGAAATCTGGTAACTCTGATATCACTTTCGTAGCCAGCGTTTTTACGGGAGCCCTAGCCACATTTGGTTTGACTACTGGTAAAAATGGAAATAGCAAAACAGTAAATTGCCCTATGGCAAATAAAGACAAACCTAAAACATGAGAAAACTATTTATTGCTATGCTACTGCTACCTGCAGGTGCATATGCGAATGTTGTCACGCCTCAGTTTACTACAGGGTCGATGAACAGTACGACAACTACAACACAAACAATAACCGAGGTCGAGCAGCGTCAAGTTTTTGGTTCTGCTTCAAACACTTGGTCTGGAACCAACGTAACACCTTCAGCTGATATAGCTGGTAGTGGAACAACATTTACAGTTACCAACACCGCAAACCCTTGGACACTAGAAACAACAACCAGAGCAGCTGGTTTAGTAGAGCAGTGGGATACCACAACAAACTATACAATAAACTCTACTACTACATCGCTTTCTGTATTCTCACAATAACACCAATATATGCAGAAGGAGACACAAACAACTCGTCCAACCCTGTGGCAGCAGCAACAGGAAATGTTACCAATCAGGCTGTGCAATTTCAAAATAATGGAGCACCGTCTAGACAACAATATGGTTCTTCCATATCTTGTAACGGATCAACAATGACGTTTAGCCCTTTTTATATGGGTAACGATACCTCACCGTATGACGATGAAGGTTATGTTATATCAGAAAACTGGGGCTTTCAAATAAACTTTTCAGTACCTTTAGACAAGCGTGGTCTTGAACAATGTAGACAGATTGCCAAACGTCAAGAGGAAAAGATGAGATTAGATTATGAGTTAGTTCGTGCTCTTAAATGTGCAGAGCTTCAACAAAAAGGGTTTACGATACGCCCTGGAACTCGTGTTTATGGCATGTGTTCTGACATCGTACCTATACAATCTTTATTAAGAAAATGACTGAACCCACCCGTTTAATTTATGATGACTTTTTAAAACCAGAATATTTTAATATACTTGAAAATTTGTTATGGCATCCTAATATACCTTGGCAATGGCAAAGAGGTCTTGCATATGGCGAAGATATGGCTATGGGAGAGTATGATTGGAGAATGGCTCTTAAATTACATGATGCTTATGATGGTTGGTACGATTTAAATGGGCGTATTGTTACAGATCAAAACAATAATAATTTAGTTGATATAGTAAAATTACCATTAGCGAATATACCAAATTGGGAACATATGCTTAGGTGTAAAATCAACTTTGACCATAAAATGTATGATAACAATAAACCAATTCATTGCGAAACTGGTTGGCATACAGACGTAAGAGTTGGTAACAAAGGTATATATACAGCTATATTATATATGGATACTAATAATGGTTATACAGAATTTAAAGATGGTGCAAGATGTGAGTCTAGAGCAAACAGAATGTTAATTTTTGATGCTAAAGAATTACATCAGGGTGTTACCCAAACAAACACAGAGTTTAGAAAAACAATAAATTACGTATTTACAGCACACTTACTACCTAAAGGAGGAACCAATGTTAGCACTAATTAAACCACTTGTATTAACAGCTTTAAAAAGCCCTAAATTCAAACAGTTTGTAGTTGACTTACTAGAAAAATTAGTTCAATCTACAGACAATGAACTTGATGATAGAGCACTACAAATTGTTAAAAAAGGACTTGATATAGAATGACCCTAACCGCACCTATGGTTATTGATGACCTACTACCACGAGATATGTTTGAGTTTTTTTCTCATACAATAATGACCTGTAATGAATATAATTTATTACCATTTACGGCACATCCAAGCGAAGACACAATGCACGGTGACAAGCTACACGAAACTCAAGCTCAAGCCATAATGTATACACAAATAAATGAATGTCAAGTTGTTAAGTCATATACGTGGCATGATTTAACTCCGTGTATTAATAAATTAAATGAAGCATTAGGTATTAGCAAACTTTATTTGGCAAGAGTTAATGTTACATTTGCTGCTACAAAACAGTACTTAGGTAACTATCATGTTGATATGAAAAACCATTGTAAAGAAAAAGATCTTTTTACATGTTGTTATTACTTAAATGATAATAATGGTCAAACAACTTTTAGAGAAACAGGTCAAAAAGTGTCATCAAAAGCCAATAGAGCGGTAGTATTCCCACACAATATGGAGCATGCACTTCTATGGAATACTGACACTAAATTAAGATACGTCTTAAACTTAAATTATGAAACAGAATAGAGCAGGAGAAGAACAGTTTAACGAATTACATAAATTAGTTACAACTGAACTTATAGACAGAATACGTAGCGGTGAAGCTACTACCGCTGACCTAAAAGCTGCTGCTGACTGGCTATATAAAAACGACATTACAGGTGTGGCATTTGACACATCACCATTGTCACAATTAGCCGACATTATGCCTAGTGTCGATTTTGATACAGTCCAGAAATCGGTAATTAAACATGGCTCCTAGAAAACTACCACGGAAACAATTAAAACGAAGTGCAAGAAACTACAGAGACAACCCAAAATCTAGAGCTAAAAAAAACGCCTACAACAGAAAGCGTAACGCAACACCAGAAGCCATCAAATACAGAGTCGAGCTTAAACGAGCTAGGCGAAAAGCGGGGGCAGAAGGTAAGGGCGGTAAGGATTTTTCACACACTAAATCAGGAAGATTAGTAAGAGAAGATCCCTCTAAAAACAGAGCTAGAAACAGAAGCAAAAAATGACACCAGTACTTCCTAACTATAAACATTACACACAAAACTTAATAGTCATGACATCAGCAGACGCTAAACGGTTATGGAGAAAAGCTATTAAGGAGGCAAACAATTATGAATGTATCTATTGCGGACAAAAACATCATGAATATGATCTTACCATTGACCATGTACATCCCCGAAGTCTGGGAGGTGATACCAATACTTGCAACTGTGTTCCCGCCTGTAGACGATGTAATCAACAAAAAGGAAGTAATAACTGGTTAACGTGGTTTAGGAATAACTTCCCACCAAACCCATTTAGAGAAAACCTAATTTTAAATTGGATTAAATGAACAAATTATTTAACCCTAACAAGTTATTATTACAGGAACTCAAAGACATAGCACAAGCTACACCTAAGCCCTTACGTTGGGCTATGGTGTGGTTTTTATTATGGTTTGAACCTAAGTATGTAGACTACAAAGCTAAGAAAGCTGTAGATGATGCTTTGGAGGAATACCATAAACTATGTGAATTTTGTGAAGACTGGCGTAATGAACCTAGTGTTAAGGTTATACCTTCTGATGTGAAGGGTTTACAAGACATGAGTATTAACATTAATTATGAGCGAAACACCGATGCCGAATGTGACATCTGAAGATGACGCAGTTTTAAATGGAGTTGATGAATTTTTAATAGAAAAAGAAAGTTTTAAACCCGAAGCTTACCGTGTTCAATTACCAAATGGAAATTTTAGTGATTGGACTTATGGTTATGGTTTTGAGTTTAAAGGTGATGAACAGACTAGAGTTCAAGAAGGTGACACTATTACTAAAGAAGAAGCTAGGCCATTATTAAGGCAAAAAACACAGAGAATACACGAATTTTTTAAAAAATACCCCGCATATGACCAAATGACACCTGCACAAAAAGTAGGAGTTATTTCATTTGGATTTAATAATGGTATAAATGTGTTTGATGATCCAGATAACCCTAATCTTCGTGGTGCATTAGACAGTGGTAATTTAGATAACATTCAATATTGGATGCGTCAGTTTATGAGAGACAGTAGAGGACAAATAGTTCCAGGATTAGTTAATAGACGTAATGATGAGGTGAGACTAATGAATGACCCTACGTATTTAACTAACCCATTTGATGACGGACGTAACCCTTCAGCAGAATCTGAGACTACTGGCCCATGAATATAGAAGACAAATTAAAAGAAGATTTTAGGTACTTTTTAACTGCTGTGTGGACACACCTTAGCTTACCAGCTCCTACAAGAGCACAGTTATGTATAGCGGAGTATCTCCAGCATGGCCCAAAAAGACTACAAATCCAAGCCTTTCGTGGTGTCGGTAAATCTTGGATTACTGCTGCTTTCGTTCTTTGGACGTTATTTAACGACCCTAATAAAAAGATCATGGTTGTATCGGCATCTAAAGATAGAGCTGACAGTTTCTCCATCTTCTGCCAACGACTAATACTAGAAGTGCCTTGGATGGCACAGCTAAAACCTAAGAACGATGACCAAAGATGGTCTCGTATATCATTTGACGTAGGGCCAGCAGCCCCGCATCAAGCCCCCTCAGTTAAGTCTGTAGGTATTACAGGACAGTTAACTGGATCGAGGGCAGATCTAATGGTACTCGATGATGTAGAAGTACCAAATAATAGTATGACGGAGCTACAACGTGAAAAACTTTTACAGCTTGTTACTGAATGTGAGTCTATTCTTACTCCTAAACGTGACTCTCGTATTATGTTTCTCGGCACTCCTCAGACGACATTCACTGTATATAACAAGTTAAGGGAGCGTAGCTACAGACCATTTGTATGGCCAGCTAGATACCCCCGCAAAACTGCTATGTATGACGGTTTACTTGCACCTCAGTTGCAAGAAGACTTAGACAATAAAAACTTAGCATGGGAACCTACAGATACACGATTTAAAGAAGGTGATTTACTCGAAAGAGAGGCATCTATGGGTCGTAGTAACTTTATGCTACAGTTTATGCTAGATACTACTCTATCTGACGCTGAGAAGTTTCCCTTAAAGTTTGCAGACCTAATAATTAACCCTGTTAACCCAACACATGCACCCGAAAACATAATATGGTGTTCTAATCCAGAAAACATGTGTAAAGACTTGCCATGTGCAGGACTCCCAGGAGACTATTATTATAAGCCAATGCAGATACAGGGAGAGTGGAAAGAATATAGTGAGACTATTTGTAGCGTAGACCCCTCTGGAAGGGGCTCAGACGAGACTGTAGCATGCTTCTTATCTCAGTTGAATGGATTTATATACCTACACGAAGTATACGCCACTAGAGACGGTTATAGCGACAAGACATTATTAGACATATTACAGAGGTGTAGAAAGTATGGTGCGGGTACGTTGCTCATCGAGAGTAACTTTGGCGATGGTATTGTATCAGAGCTATTTAGAAAACACTGTCAAACGACAAAAACAAACATTAACATAGAGGAGACTAGAGCAAATGTCAGGAAGGAAGATCGGATTATTAGTTCTCTTGAACCTGTCTTTAATCAGCATAGGCTTATTGTGGATCCTGCCGTCATTAACTGGGATTATAAAAGTAATGAGAATGAGGCGACTGAAAATAGATTCCAATATATGCTTGCTTACCAAATCAGCCGAATGTGCCGAGAAAAAGGAGCTGTACGACATGATGACAGGATCGACTCCCTCGCCCAAGGCGTTAAATGGTTTACAGATGCCTTAGCACTGTCAGCCGAGGAGTCCATAAAAGACAGAAGACAACAAGAGTGGATAGACCACTTAGAAGCTTGGATGGATGATCCTGTAGCAGAGGCTAATCATATGGTGATGGGAATGGATTTAGAACAGAGGAGAGAAGCTAGAGGATCGACTAAAAGCCACACCCACACTTGGATTTAGAGTAACCCCACCATAATACACGGGGAAGTGGTGCTCCTCGTGGGTGGAAACAGCGGTCAAGAGGGTGAGTGGAATAAAAACCTCCACCCTCTTCTAACACGAGATTACTTTCGTGGTACTATTAACCATACTCTACCACCACTTTAGTACACTTCGTACTGCACGACCATGAAAAAACTACTTATTATTCTCCTTGTACTGCGTGTTGCTGCTCCTGTCAGCTTGGCGGGGTATATGTGGATGAGGAATAGAGGCAAGGATGTCTCTTCAAATTTTGACAAAATTGTTTGTGGGGATATATACGTCCCCAAAGTTAGTGTGACCCCCGTTACACCAGATTGTATCATTTTATACACTAGGTATAAATACTTATTGACAGCAAGAACTTTTTATGGTACTCGCGGGGACTAGTACATTTGTACTACCACTATCGCCAGGTATAAATACCTATTGACAAATCCCGCGTTATGTGGTAGGAACTGCACTAGGTATATTTACCTACTCGCGGGGATGACTAGGTATAAATACCTACTTGCGGGCATCTGTTTGCTCTCTGGTCGCTATATCTGGGTTTGGTAACATATCATTGCACTAACTGTGGATTATGTTATATTATAAGTATAAATACTTTATATTAGTTTTGCTTATGGTTTGATTGAGTATAAATACCTATAAGATTATATATAAGTTATGCTTATTTATGCTTGCTATAGCATAAGGGCAGCTGATGTATATTTTGATACAGTACATGTGTACTATTGTTACTTTTTGTAACATTGTATCATTTGATACAGTACATATGTACTACTTCAAAAGCTTTAGGATGGCCGCCACCATCGTCCGTGGCTTGAGCTGCCTTGAATTAATCTTATAAGTAAATGTCTTGATTTTAAAACAATACTTGACATACTCACAAAAATACATTATAGTATAAATAGTTAAGCAAATCACAACTTTTTTCAACTTAACTAAATATTACTAAATGTAACAAACAACTTGACAAGTCAAAACATATCATTTATAATAAAGGTATGAATTGAGGAATCAAACAAACACAAACAAAATCAAACATTGGGATCTATCCTTATAAGATAGAAACAGCTCAAACCAGATTAGTTAAACGGACAATACTCCTGAGTATAGTACAAGTGTACTCCAGGGCTACGTCACTGGCGACTGGAAGCGTTACCTAATGCACTGTCAACCTTAAGGGGTTAGGTGTAATCAGGGACAATGTGGGAATATCAAGAGTTACACGCACATTAATTATTAGTGCTGTTGTTACTATATCGGCCAACCGATCTCTTAACTAGGAATAGTTCAAGATGTGTATCTAATAACAGTACTTTCATGCGGTAGGCTAGTGCCACTATCCCTCTGACCGATTACTAACGTTTTAGAAGTTGAGTATTATTACTCATTTACTTCCCTATCCCTTACCAGTACAATAAGCATATAGCGTAGGTGCAATTCCTACACACCGCTTCGGTGTGGGTCTAAAGATGCTTGGACTGCCCCTAATTTGGTGGGGAGAAAGCTCGCAATTACCACACCACTACACCACAAACCCATGACATACGCTCAACTATCACCCAATGCACGTGAGATTGTCGCTAGGTTTACACTAGCCACAACTCAAGAAGTGCAGGCAGGCCGTGACTGGTATCCCAATGCCCTCAAGATCTGCCACAGCATCAGCAACAGGTATGATGTACCTACATCAACTGTCGCAGGTGTCGTCAGTGCTCTATCACCTCGCAACGAATGGTCACGCAACATCATAGATGCTGAGGCAATGTGCAAGCTACACCAATCACACGCCACTCGCAAAGACTTGCAGAGGCTCAAGGTGTGTACATTCAAGACCAACAAGATGTTAGCAATCAGCATACTCACACTGCCATCGCTTCCATCAGAGGCTATACTCACAGGTGACAAACGCCTTGAGTTCTACAACTGCATCTATCGTAGAAGTCTTGACGATATATGTATTGACGGCCACGCATACTCCATCTGGCTAGGCTCACGTGTACCAACTACCAAAACACCACCGATTGGTAAGAAGTTACGCAAGCAAATCAAGCAAGACTACCGTGACGCCACCTCGTTCATCAACGAAGAGCTTGACGAAACGTTCATGGCAGCTGACATCCAAGCTATTACATGGGTCACCCACAAACGCATACACAATGTCCTACGTGGATATTACAAAGTATAACACACGTTGGTTGACTAGGTAATTATTGTTATCATTAAAGAGTGAGTAATGCTAGGCAGCAGCCACCTCACCGCCAACACACACCACCGCTATGACTAAAAAACCACAAGAGCTCTCACCCGAAGAGCACAAACGCAGACAGTTGTTCTATCAAAAGATGGCATACATCGAGATGCGTAAACTACGCCCCAAACACCCACACGTATGAAAGTTCTCGTAGCCTGTGAGTACTCAGGTGTTGTACGTGATGCGTTCACCAAACGTGGCCACGATGCTACATCCTGCGACTTCCTACCATCCGACAGTCCCAACGGTAAACACTACCAAGGCAACATGTTCGACCTTATATGGCCACACAATGTGTACGACTGGGATCTCATCATCGCCCACCCGCCTTGCACTCACCTCAGTGTATCAGGTGCATCCAGATGGGCTGAGAAAGTAGCCGATGGCCGTCAACCTGCAGCTATCAAGTTTGTTGAGCGTATCTGGGACTTACATGAGTCATCAGGTGTCAAACTATGTATAGAAAACCCTGTAGGTGCACTATCGTCACGCAGCAAGCTCGGTAAAGCTACCCAGTATGTGCAACCCTACATGTTCGGCCACCCAGAGCAGAAAAAGACTGGCCTGTGGCTACGTGGCTTACCCAAGCTACAACCCACCGACATTGTAGATGTGTCAGGATTACCTAACAAGATACGCCAACGTCTACACTACCTGCCTCCTTCAAAAGACAGATGGAAGCTACGTTCTACTACGTACCAAGGTATTGCCGATGCTATGGCAGCCCAATGGGGTTGACGTTCTCCTACAGCCATGTTACATTGGTTGTATGAGGGTCTCACCCTCTGCTGTTTACCACTTTATACCATGCAACCTAAATCACGTACATCAACATGTGTCAAGTCTATTGACGTAGACCCATTATCAGGCACAGCTATTGTTGAGTTCTTGACAGATACACGCTATGAGTATACTAACGTATCTCGTAGAGCTATCGCCAACCTACTTGCACAACCTAACATGAGCTTAGGCTTCTGGGTCAATGCCAACTGCAAACTCAAGAGTGTCAAGTGCAAAGAGATCACACCAGTCTCAATATACAAACACAAGCTTGCCAAGGTGCGAGTCTTACAACAACCTGTACTCCCTAATGTCTAGCCACACAATGACTGTTACTTTCGACAAGTCTGTATCCTCCTCTATATTAGAGGCAGGGTACAACTACAACCCAGCATCAAACAACACAATTACTGTTGAGTTTGACCAAGACGGCAGAGACATCTACGACATACTCGAAGATGCAGGTCTCGGCCATTTAGCAGACGAAGTAGTCTACACCAACTACTATGCAGAATGTCTCTAAAAGATGCAAAGAATGTGGAGAAACCAAACTACTGGAAGAGTTTCCACTATTTAGCACTCAGGGAGCAGGTCGCAAGAATACTTGCAAACATTGCTCCAACAAACAAGCGACAGTCAGACGCAGACTGAGACGCAACCATCCAGTACCTGCAGCTGGAGACTGTCCAGCATGTGGTAGGCATACCACTAAATGGGTTCTCGATCATGACCACAAAACTGACAAGTTTAGAGGTTACATATGCGATTCATGCAACGTAGCCTTTGGTAAATTTGATGATGACTCAGCAACTATGCACCGCTCACTTACATGGCTCCAATCACATGGCTAATTCCATCAAAACAAACATCACTCAACCTATCGGTGACAAGTACATCAAGACCTTTGATGTTACTGATGAACCCTTGGTTTATTCAATCATACGTGTAAGTCCTTACACCTACGATACTATAATTGTAGGCGTATTCGACAGCAAAGAGGCTGTACTATGTAGGCTCGCTCGCATGATGGACAGACCAGCTGCAGACGAAGAGTTCAAGATTGAGACACACCAACTCAGAACACTCAAGCAAGAGGAGGCTCTCAACTAATGGAATATGATGATCTTATGAAACAAGCGGAAGACTACGACAAAGCTACGTGCCGTAGTAAAGACATCAATGTTGCCGATTGTCTTACATACGAGGACAGAGATGACATTGCCAAGATCATTGATGCTAGAGTTGCCGAAGAATACGGTACAAACTACCCATTCAAATGGTCATTCTCATGCAGCGGATACTTTATCTGCTGATGAGTACACCACACGCACAAGAAAGGCTTGAGACCCTTTTCGAAGAGGTTAAACTAGCCTTTCCCTACCTATCAGAGGAACAACAAGCTGAGATCGCCATGAAGCGATTTGACGAGGAGTTAATCTGATGTTCCATAAGTCTGACATCATCGAAGCAGTAGCTTGGCTTGCTGGCCTGTATATGATTCTCACTATCGTCAGCCTGATTGTACAATCCACACACACTACCAACCCTCAACTTACTATGATACTATGGCAAAGGCAGACCCATTTAAAAATAGAATAAAGGACATCAACAAGTGGCATGCAACCAACGAGTTGACTGAGATTACTTTTGATATGGGCCACGAGGCAGCTCTCACCTGGGATTTGCCCGCCTCCTACGTCTGTGTTGTTAGGGCAATGAAGCCTGACGGCAAGATCGAAGAGAGATCATACCGCCAAGGTATAGCAGCCAAGCGGTACATGAAGAATTTACTGATGAATGACTGCGACTATGTAGTTATGACCAGTAATGCAATCCTTGACACATTACATGATCTACTATGACACTAAATCCACATGACTTATCTGAGATTTTAGATCGACTAGGATACTACATTGATGATGAAACAGGCGAGGTCAGCCTTGAGCTTGACCCGTGTGGGCCACCAACAATGGATAAGTTCTTAGTTTTATTAGCCTCTCAAGGTCAGTTAACTACCAAACGTAATGCAGCATGTGAGTTAGGTTTTTACTTGACCAACTGGCAATGCTTCAGTAGTATGGAGGAATACTGTAAAGTATTTCCTTATGAACAACAATGTAAAATTTATGATGACTAATTTGACACAACGCCAAATTGACCGTCTTGACGACTACGAATACTCACTTTTTCTCGCTTATGGTGACGCATACAAACCTACACCGACAGTTTCTTCTAGAACAAGAAGCGATCAGCTGTGGGAGGCAGAGACTTCACGATTCTTTAGAGAAACTAGAAGACAAATCTTACGCTTCCGCAAGCGTGTACGGGGTGTCGTCAATCAGAGAGGCTTTACCTTATCTGATGGAAAAGGTAGAACAGACTAAACATAAACTTAAAACAGGTCAAGCTGGTAAGTTTTATAAGGACATAGCTATCTACCTTGACGATTTAGAACCCCTTGCAATATCAACCATTGTACTCAAGGTTGTATTTGACAGAGTATTTAGCACACAAAGAGGAGCTAACCTTATCACTCCTACTCTTGTTGCTATTGGATCTGCATTAGAGTCTGAGTGTAAGTTCAGATGGTACAAAAAGGAATATCCAGGATTGATGCACTACATCAGTGAGAAATACTTTCACAATTCCTGTGGTACACGCCAGAAAGAGGTTATTGCCAGCCAAAAGTTTGGTCAACGTGACATCAGATGGACACCTTGGAGTATCAAGGCTAAGACATCTCTTGGCAGGTGGGCTCTGACACTTGTTATGGATACCACTCAATGGTTTACCATCAGCAAACGTAAGACACACCGTAAACGTTACGACTACAGAGTAGTACCAACGGATCTATTCAATGAGAAACGAGCTGAACTAATCAAATCAGCTGAGTTATTCTCTGGTATACCTTGGCCAATGCTAGTAGTACCAGACGATTGGGGCTATGATGAGGAGGGTAATATCATTTATGGTGGATACCTGACAAATACCATGATGAAAGGTCATGACTTAACTCGCAAGGGAAACCCCACCATAATACACGGAGAAACGCCTATTAACTTTTTAAACAAGTTACAAGCCGTCAAGTACTGTGTTAATCAGCACGTACTGTACACAGCAGAAGAGATGAGGTTGAAGGGTAGAATTATAGGTAAGTTTATACCTATATCACCTTCTACTAAGCTCCCACGCCCTGTAGATGCTGATACTAATGAGAAATCTAACCTAGCTTGGAGACGAGCTATGGCAGAAGCTCACAATGCTGATCGCATAAACTTTAAACGATCAGTAAGAACACGCACACAGCTAGAAGCAGCTAACAAATTTAAAGATGATGTCTTTTATCTTTGCTGGTCTTTTGACTACAGAGGTAGAGCATATCCTATACCAGCTTTCTTGACTCCTCAAGATACTGACTTTGGAAAGGCTATCTTAAGATTTGCTGATGAGGCTAGTGTGACAGATGAGGCAGAGTTTTGGTTATCTTTCCAAGTAGCTACAACCTACGGATTGGATAAAGAAACACTAGAGGACAGACATCTATGGGTGTCTAAAAATACTGAGCTCATCACCAAAGTTGCTACTGACCCCGTAAGATACTTGTCTTCATGGGAAGAGGTAGACGAACCTTGGCAATTCATGGCTGCTTGTCATGAATACTACCACTGTTGTATAGCTAAAGACAAGTTAACTACTGGTCTTATGGTGGCCGTTGACGCAACCTGTTCTGGATTACAGATCCTCGCAGGGCTCGCAGCTGACAAAAGTACAGCAGAGTTAGTAAATGTTGTCCCTAGTAACAAACCTAGTGACGCATATAAAGCGGTGGCAGAACAAGCCAAAGAGTTCTTACCAACGTACATGCACCATTGGATGACTCGTTCCGTGTGCAAACGCACAGTTATGACAATTCCTTACAATGCTACTAAAGATAGCAGTCGCAAGTACATACGTGAATCATTACTTGAAGAAGGCATAGATCCTACAAAGGATGAACTGACACAAATTGTTAATGCTGTTTACAACAGTATGGACAGTATCGTGCCTGGCCCAATGCAAGTTATGAGATGGATAAAGAAACATGTCGGACAGTACATCAGAAATGGTGCTACTGCAGTTGAATGGGTCACACCATCTGGTTTCATAGTCAATCAAAGAAGAGATGACATTGAAACAATGAGGATGGAACTACAACTACTTGGCAGGACAAGTATAAGATTACCTACAGGTAACACTACACCTAGTCCTAACAAGCATAAGTCTAGTACTGCCCCTAATTACATTCATTCATTCGATGCTTCGATCCTTCACAGATCTTTTAATCAATTCAATGAACCATTCACAGTCATACATGACTCAGTTCTTTGCAGAGCAGGAGACATGGGAACACTCAATCGCCTTGTGCGAGAGACCTACGCCAATATCTTTTCCGAAGAAGATTGGCTCTCTAAGTTTGCAAAGACAATCAATGCCTCTGAACCACCGCCAATCGTTGGAACATTAAATCCTAAAGATGTTTCAAATTCCACCTATTTTTTCTGTTAATTATGGCAACCACCTACGTCACACCCGACCCCGTAACACTTGATGGCTTTCAAGCTATCCTAAAACCTGGGGAGTGGGGATATAAGTTATCTGCCCTTGTAAAAGGTGACTTGATAACTAAGTTAGAAGAAGAACGTGAGTCAGCTTTAGAATGGGCTAGAAGCAAGAGCAAGAACCCTAAAAGAGTTACTGTAAAGCCTGAGCCTTGGGAAGAGCTAGACAATCAACAAGGTACTTACCACATTCGTTTTTCTTGGAGAGTTGATGATAAACTTTTCCCTGTTATTGTTGATACAGAAGGTACAGCAATTAAGGATACAGATACACCAATCTACAGCGGTAGTAAAGTTAAGCTAGCTTTCTTCCAAAAACCATACGTATTACCAACAGGTGATATAGGTACATCATTGAAACTAAAGGCAGTTCAACTTATTAGTCTTAACAGTGGAGCTGGCATTGTTGACAATGGTGATATGACAGCAGACCAAGCAGCTGACTTATTTGGTAAGACACAGGGATTCAAGGTTGAAGACCCTAATGTTGAAGCAGCTGGTACTCCTAGCTCTGTTGAGGATGACGACTTCTAATGCGTAGTCATTTAGAAGAACAAGTAGCTGATCTATTAGACCAGTTAAATGTAGACTATGAGTATGAATCTGAGAAGTTATCATATGTCATAGAAGCTAAGTACATTCCTGATTTTAAAGTTGGGGATGTATACTTAGAAGCTAAAGGTTACTTTCCATCAGATCAGAGACGCAAAATGAAAGCTGTTAAGAAGGCTAACCCAGAGTTAGACATTCGTTTCATCTTTCAAAACCCACTGACTAAAATATCCAAACACTCCAAAACATCCTATGCGATGTGGGCTGAGAAAAATGGATTTCCTTGGTGCGTATACTATGCAATTCCTGTTAACTGGGTCAAATGAATATTAACTTACCATTCGCTTATGTTGCTGGTAGTGATAAAATTGAATTTGATTTCACTGAGCTACGTAAGGACACACGTTATGTATTGAATGATGACCAAGTACTACGAGGCGAACAAGTTAATTATTTGAAGGGAAAAACTCCAAAAGAAATGGTAACTGATCATTTTAGAATCTTAGAGGATTACAAAGACCTCAAGGATTTAATTCTAAGAATGTTTAATAGTTTCTGTACTGCAACTTATGGACAACCCTTTAAGTTTAAGATAAGTACTTCTTGGCTTACTAAATTACAGAAAGGTGATTCTATACAACCACATAATCACGGTAATTGTTTCTACTCTGGTATACTGTACTATGGTGACAATTATGTAGATGCTAGTAGTTTATTCTTGCTAAATCCTTTATCAGGTACTCTTGCTAATCAATTTGCCCTTGGTAATAGAAGTCATCCAACACATGATTCTTGGTTTATAACTCCAGAAGAGGGAGGAATACATTTCTGGCCATCTTGTATAAATCATTATGCCAAGAAAAATAAAAGCGAGGACAGAGTATCATTAGCATTTAACTTTATACTCACTGAACCCGTTTACAGTTTCGACTCATCATTTGACCCTAGATGGATTTAAACAATGAATCAGCCTTCCTATATCACACCAGCTGTCCTAGCTGTGGTTCGTCAGACGGTAATTCCGTATATGATGATGGACATACTTATTGTTTTGTATGTAACCATTTTGATAGCGGGGAGTTACGTGACGATAGTGGCAAACAAACCAAAACAGCTATGCTTAAAGGAACCCCTGTTAGATTAAAGAAACGCGGTCTATCAGAAGAGACCTGTCGAAAGTACCGTATCCACAAGGACGGTGAGACTTTACGTATGCACTACTTAACTAAAACTGGTCAAGTATGTGCTGCTAAGATTAAAACTAAAGACAAAGACTTCTGGATGGAAGGTAACAACACCGACCATCAACTTTTTGGGCAAAATTTATTCCCAGATAAAGGCACTCGACTTACCATATATGAAGGTGAGTTAGATGCAGCCTCTGGATGGGAAGCACAACCCAAATGGCCTCATGTATCCATACCAAATGGAGCTAAGGCTGCAAAGAAATCATTACAGAGGGTGTTAGACCTACTTCAAGGTTATGAAGAGGTTGTATTATTCTTTGATAATGATGAGGCAGGTAGACAGGCAGCACAAGAATGTGCAGAGCTACTACCCCCTGGAAAAGCTAAAATTGCTAGGCTTGAGAAGTACAAAGACGCTTCCGAAGCACTACAAGCAGGAGATAATGAAGCCGTAAGACGTGCAATCTGGGATGCAAAGACATACAGACCAGACGGTATCGTTGATGCAAAATCATTACTTGAATTAATTACCACACCCACCCCACCCGCTGACCATGATTACCCATTTCAAGGATTACAAGACAAGCTGCACGGCATACGGTATGGAGAACTTATCACAATTACTTCAGGATCTGGTACAGGAAAATCCAGCTTCTGTAGGGTTCTTGCAAGTCATCTTCTCAACAGACAAGAACGAATCGGTTACTTGGCACTTGAAGAATCTAACCGTAGGACGGCTCTCGGATTAATGTCCGCACAGCTCGGTAAACCTTATCATCTTGAAGAATATGAACGAGCAGAACTCGAATACGCCTACAACAGTACTATTGCTAATTGGAATCTTTTCTTGTTCGATGGCTTTGGCAGCTATGACCCTGACACAATTTACAGTAGGATCGAATACCTTGCCTGTGGATTGGAATGTCGTGTTATCTTTCTTGACCACCTGAGTATATTGCTGAGTGGATTAGACGGAGATGAGAGACGTATGATTGACATCACGATGACGAAATTACGCTCACTTGTTGAACGTACTGGTATCACATTGTTTCTTGTATCACATCTCAGACGTACTCAGTCAGATCAAAACCATGAGGAAGGAGCACGTGTAACACTAGGACAACTGAGAGGATCTGCTGCTATTGCACAGTTATCTGATACAGTCATTGCCCTTGAACGTGACCAACAAGACCCAAACAAACAGAACACCACCACTGTTCGTGTCTTGAAAAACAGAAACAGCGGAGAGGTAGGTGTTGCTAACCAACTGATCTATGACCTACGAACATGCACCTTCACCGAACATGAAGTTACGCCCGACTTCGACCCGACCACAGACTTCGGGTAGTATTAATCTAGCGTTTGACATAGAAACAAACGGATTAGATTGTACTGAAATACATTGTATAGTTACACAAGACCTAGATACTGGTCTAGTAACTGAGTACAATGACCAAGCTTCTCCTAACTATAGTATTGCAAATGCAGTAAATGACTTGGAGGTAGCTACTAACATTATATCTCACAATGGTATAATGTATGACATACCGCAAATTAAAAAACACTTCCCTTTTTATAAGGGTCATGCTAAACATTGGGACACTCTTATACTGAGTCGTTTCTTCCACCCTGACATGCTAGAGCTAGACCTCAGACGTAAATGGCCTATGATGCCAGCTCGTTTGTATGGTTCACACAGTCTTGAAGCATATGGTTACAGGCTACGTTGTTTCAAAGACACGTTTGCTAAAACTACTGACTGGCAAGAATGGTCACAAGAAATGCAGGACTACTGTAAAAAGGACGTTGCTATCTTAGCTAAATTATGGACACATTTCCAAAAATCCCTCAAAGCATTGTCTTAGAACATCAGATAGCAGAACTAATGGCTACACAAAAAGCCACTGGTTGGCCGTTTGATATAAACAAGGCACAGGAACTAGAGAACCAGCTGTTAACTAGGCTGGAAAACCTACGAAGAAAGGCTGAGAACATCTGCCACTACGTTCCACATAACTTGTTTACTCCTAAAAGAGACAACAAGAAACAAGGCTACATAGCTGGGGCAGAGATGCAAAGGTTAAAGGATTTTAATCCTAGTAGTCGAGAGCATATAGCTTGGTGGTTTAAAACTTTCCAAGACTGGACACCTACTAAACTCACACCCACTGGTAAAGCAGTGATTGATGAGACAGTGCTCAAAGAAATAAATACAGAGGAAGCATTAGTATTCTTAGAAATTCTGGTCATACAGAAGAAACTAGGAATGTTATCCCAAGGAACTAATGCGTGGTTGAAGCTAGTCAAGGATGGCAGACTTCACCACTCTTGCTTTATCGGTGCAGTGACACATCGAATGGCACATTCACACCCGAATCTTAGTCAAGTAAGTTCGGACAAGGATTGCCGTGAATTATTTATCACACAACCAGACTGGAAGCTTATCGACAGCGATCTAGCTGGTATAGAATTAAGATTATTTGCACACTACTTAGCCAGATACGATGGCGGTAGGTATGGAAAGATCTTACTTGAACAAGATATTCATCAAGTCAATGCGGATAAAATTGGCATCTCTCGCAGACAAGTTAAGACTATTACGTATTGCTTTCTTTATGGAGGGGGCAACCAGAAACTTGGACTCTCTTATGACAACATGTTATCCCCCGAAGCTGCAAAGAAGAAAGGGGCAGAGATTAGGCGAGCTTACTTGGATGCTGTTGACGGTCTCGAAGATTTGGTTGAAGCTACTAAGAAAGTTGCTACGAGAGGTAGTATACGTGCTATCGACAAACGTCAAATCCTTGTGGACAAAGAACACAAAGCATTAAACTGCCTCTTGCAGGGATCGGCAGCAGTTATCGCAAAGCGTTGGCTACTACTAACTGATGCTAAACTAGGCAACACTACCCATGAGCGTTATGCTTTTGTGCATGACGAACAAGTGTTAGGTGCTCCAGCTGCAAACGCAGAGTACATAGCTGAGGTATGCAAACTATCCGCACTAGAAGCTGGTGAGTATTACAACTTACGATTACCCATTGAAGCTGACGCACAAATTGGCGACAACTGGGCACAGGTACACTAATGCTATTAATTGACTCTGACTTCCTTGCTTACAAAGCTGCTCAAGCTTGTGAGATAGGTATAGATTTTGGAGAAGATGTCATCATCGCTCAATCACAATTCAGTGAAGTACTAAAAGTATTTCATAATGAATTAAATAAAGTGACAAAAGCTATGATGGAAGACAACTTCATACTATACTTTTCAAGCACTAAAAATTTTAGAAAGAAAATTTACCCTGATTACAAGGGACATCGAATGAAACGTAAGCCCCTTGGCTACAAACGTTTAGTAAATTATTGTAGAGAAAACCACAACTTTAAATTAATCGAAGGGTTAGAAGCCGATGATACTATTGGCATCGAAGCAACACGTTTTGCAGACCCAAACAATATTGTTGTCAGTCCAGACAAGGACATGAGACAGATTCCTAGTACGCTATGGGATATGAAAGATGATGTTGTTGAGATTACTAAAGAAGATGGTGATCGTTGGCATCTAATACAGAGCCTAAGCGGAGACCCCACAGATGGGTACTCTGGTTGCCCTGGAATAGGAGTCAAGCGAGCATCCGAATTACTAGACAAGAATGAAAACAAGTGGGAGGCAGTGTGTAAAGCCTATAGAGATAGAGGGTTATCAGACGATGACGCTTTGCTCAACGCACGTCTAGCCAAGATCTTACAAAAAGAAGATTTCGATCATGACCGCAACCAACCTATTTTATGGACTCCTAATTAATTATGTTGAATGATTTGTTTCCACACCCTTTGGTAGCTAGAACTGGTAGAATCCAACAGTGGATTAAAGAACCAGAAGGACGTTTACCTGTCAGCTGCACAGTATTTGTAGTTGAAGATAGCATCGAGGGTGAGAATGGAATAGAAGCTAGCTGGCGTTTTGTCAGTCATGCTCTACGATTTGGAGCAGGTGTAGCAGTACATCTCTCTAAGATTAGACCTAATGGTCACACCAATGAGAAAGGATTAGTCGCTAGTGGCCCTGTATCATTTGGTAAAGTATACTCTGCCCTTAATGAAACGCTAAGGCGTGGGGGAGTATACAAAAATGGAGCTTGCGTCCTGCATCTTGACTTAGATCATGACGACATCCTAGAATACATCACAACACCAAGAGAAGAATTAGCTTGGGTTAAACGTTGTGTAGATTTAACTCCAGAGATGTGGGAGAACACACCTCATAAAGAAGCATTGTTACACGGCATCAAGTCTGGTGACATTTGGTTAAACAAAATTAAGTATCAGTATGGAAAACGAATCTACTCCAACGTCTGTCTTGAGGTTTACCTGCCCTCACGTGGCACGTGCTTGTTACAGCATGTCGCTCTCAGTGCCTGTGTGCTCTCCGATATACAAGAGGGTTTCACTACAGGTATGTCCGAGTTGTGTAATCTCCATTCAAGGACAGGTGTTGGAAAATCTGGAGAGTACCTTGCCTCGGAAAATGACAGACAAGTTGGGCTCGGAATGCTCGGTCTTGCCAACCTCCTTAGACGTTACAAAGTAACTTATGCAGAGTTTGGAGAGGCATTGGATAGAGTTAACTATGGTGTGGAAACTTCAGAAGATGATACTTCCTTACCAGAAAATGCTCTTAAGATAGCCTTTGCTATCAAACGTGGAATACTAGCAGCAGCTGATATAGCTCGTGAGCATGGTATGGAGAGAGCATTTGCTATAGCTCCTACTGCATCATGTAGTTACAGCACCAAAGATCTTGATGGGTTTACATCCTGTCCTGAGATTGCTCCACCAATAGCTCGAAGTGTAGACCGTGACAGTGGTACATTTGGAGTTACATCTTATGATTATGGCGAAGTTGAGATCGCCTCGGAAGTTGGCTGGGACGCATACAAGCGTGTAGCAGACGGCATAATGACAATGCTCAATAAAACGGGACTTCTTCACGGATACTCATTTAACTCTTGGAGTGATGTAGTAACCTATGACAATGCGTTCATTGAAGAGTGGCTGGACAGCCCCCAAACATCTTTATATTATTCCCTACAAGTAATGGGAGATACACAAGATAAGTCCAGTGCGTTTGCTGCATTAGATGAAAGTGATGTCGATGATTACTTGAGTGGGATACTAAACGAACCCATTACATGTATAGGTTGTGCAGAATGAACCCTTATGATAAGTTATTACAACGGAAAAGAAAGTGGACTCCCGTTAAGCCCACGAAAGGAAAGCTACTTGAAGGTAGTGAAGAAGCCATCTACCGTGCTCTGGCAATACGCCATATGGAGCTACCTGTGGGTGACTTCATTACGGAAACCCTTAGCAAAGAGGTTCCCGAAATTGCTAGAACACTTCTCGTCTCAAACGTAAAGGACGAGGAGAACCATGACCTTGCTCTTGGCTACATCGCTGACGCCCTTGGCGTTGACGATAAGGCTGAGAGAGAGGCTAAACTATTACGTGATGCTTGGATAGCTCATCCAGATCACACTGTCCTTAAAGCTTTGGTGGCTGAACGTGCTATTTTCTTTGTTATTCTACCTTTCAATAGGTTTTGTGGCGATGCTGCTCTTAGGACAGTATCGGCTGATATTTCCAGAGATGAGCAAATTCATGTCGCCTGCAACTCTTTGGTATGTGCTGATATGGGTTTACGTCCTAGCAACTCTTTGGACAAACTTAGGAAGGCTACTATAAATTGGATCTTTGAACCACTAAATGATATAGCACCTAACAAATATTTAAGCAGAAAATTTTGGACGGACTCAAGTGACCGTTTAATGTACGAAGGTAAAGCCCCAGAGCTTGCCGATACTAAGCGAGCTAGAATGCCCGCATTTTTTGAACATGCAAACACCAACTTACCCAAGTACGCTTGAATGGGGACGCATCGAAAAGATGATTGATGATCTTGACGAGCAGTTTCCAGACAAGTTTCCAGACCACACACTATCAGAGAAAGAAATATCTTTTAGGGCTGGTCAACTATCAATTATTAGATTACTAAAAGAAAACTTAAAAGGAGAATAACTATGTGTGTCCCAGGATTATTCGGGGGCGGTAGATCTGCCCCACCAGCCCCGCCAACACCAGCCCCGCCAACTACCCCACCAGCTCCAATGCCTATACAACAGGCTCCCACACCTATACCAGAAGCTCCTACTCCTGCTCCTGTATCAGAAGATGAGACTAAGCGTAAAGCTAAAGTCAAAGCTAAAAAGGTTGCTAAGAAAGGACAAGGACAAACAGGTACAACTAGCTTACAAACTAGAAAGCCAGAATCAGGTGGGCTCTCAGGTATAACTACACCACAAGGTACTAACACTAGTGGCGGTGGTTCTGCTGGAGGATCTTATTAATGAAAAACGCACGGCAAAGATACAATGAGTTATCTAGTCACCGTGAACAATTTCTACATGTTGCATACGAATGTGCAGAGTATACTATACCCACATTAATAATGCGTAATGAAGGTGATGCTTTATATCAAAGCTTCCAAACACCTTGGCAATCAGTCGGGGCCAAAGGAGTTACCACGTTGAGTTCAAAGCTCATGCTAGGTCTCCTACCCCCGTCAACCAGTTTTTTCAAGCTACAACTAGATGATTCTAATTTGGGTGAGGAAATACCACCCGAAGCAAAGAGTGAATTAGATTTAAGTTTTGCAAAAATAGAACGTATGATTATGGAAAGCATTGCTGCTTCCACAGATCGTGTACAAATCTTTGCAGCTTTAAAACACTTAGTTGTAACAGGTAATGCTCTACTATTTATGGGTAAAGAAGGTATGAAAGTATATCCTCTTAATAGATATGTAGTTGAAAGAGATGGTAATGGTAACGTAATAGAAATAGTAACTAAAGAAAGAGTCAGTAAAAAACTATTAGGTCTTCCAGAATTGGATGCAGAGAATAGTCCTAACGATGACTCTAAAGGTGACTACAAAGGTACAAAAGATGTAGACGTATATACATGTGTCAAACTATATGACAATGGATGGCGTTGGCATCAAGAAGCTAATGATTCTATCATACCCGATAGTGTAGGAAAAGCTCCAAAGGATAAGACTCCTTGGCTCCCTCTTAGGTTTGTAACTGTGGACGGAGAAGATTACGGACGTTCTAGAGTTGAAGAGTTTCTTGGTGACATTAAATCTTTAGAAGCATTAATGCAAGCTATCGTTGAAGGTAGTGCAGCTGCAGCTAAAGTTGTATTTACTGTCTCACCTTCTTCTGTAACTAAACCAAGCTCACTAGCAAATGCTGGTAATGGTGCTATCATACAAGGTAGACCTGATGATATAGGTGTAGTACAAGTAGGTAAAACTGCTGACTTCCAAACTGCATATCAAATGATTGGTGTATTAGAAAAAAGATTAGCAGAGGCTTTTCTTGTTTTAAGTGTACGTCAGTCAGAACGAACAACTGCAGAAGAAGTACGTATGACACAGATGGAACTAGAGAGACAGCTTGGTGGCCTCTTCAGCTTGCTCACGACAGAGTTCCTCATACCTTATTTAAAACGTAAGATGCACAGTCTAACTAGGTCTAAAAAAATACCTAGTATACCTGAGAAGTTAGTTAAACCTACTATTGTAGCAGGTGTAAACGCTTTGGGTAGAGGACAAGATAGAGAAGCATTAGTACAATTCATCACAACCATAGCACAGACTATGGGGCCAGATGCTTTAGCTCAATATTTAAATGCTGATGAAGCTATTAAACGTCTAGCTGCTGCACAAGGTATAGATATACTTAACCTTGTTAAGAGCATGGAAGAACGTAATGCAGAGCAACAACAAGCTATGCAAGCACAACAGATGCAATCACTTACTGACCAAGCTGGTCAACTAGCTGGTACTCCACTGATGGATCCACAAAAGAACCCACAAGTTCTTGAAGGATTACAAGGTGCTACACAACAAACCCCACCACCCCCACCACCACAATAATTATGGCAGAAACAATTCGCTACGACACTTCAGATGATCCTGTAGCAGCACAAGCTATTGCAGAAAAAGAAGCTGAATCTTTAAAAATAGGTGAAGAACTTATAGCAAAGCAAGATAAAAGACTTGCTGGTAAATATAAGACACCCGAAGAATTAGAGGCTGGCTATCTTGAACTACAAAAAAGATTAGGTGAAACACCTGAGACATCTGAAACAACTGAACCAGAACCAGAGTATCAATTATATTCTGATGACGGGGCAGTAAACTATGATACTGCAAACGAATTATATGGAGATAAACTAGGAGACTTATTTAAGTCCAACGACATTGATCCGTTTGCAATGAGCAAACACTTTGACGAAAATAATGGTAGTCTAGATGATACCATGTATGAACAGTTAAGCAAAGCTGGCCTAAGTAAAACTGTAGTTGATAATTATTTAGAAGGTGTCAGAGCTGAAGTAGGTTTAAAAGCTGAAACAGCAGAACCAATATTAACTGAAGCAGAAGTCAATGAAGTTAAAACTTTAGCTGGCGGTGAAAAAGGTTATCAAGATTTAATGGATTGGGCTGGTAATAATTTAGGGCCAGATGCAGCAAAAGATTATGACGATGTCTTAGCTACAGGTAATAAATCAGCAGTAAAATTTGCAGTGAAAGCACTTATGGGACAATACGAAGACGCCAATGGCAGAGATTCTAAGCTTGTTACAGGCAAAGAGTCAGCCCCAGAAACATACAGAAGTATGGCTGAGGTTGTGAGAGATATGAATAAAGCAGAGTATCAAACTGATGAAGCGTTCAGAGATGATGTCATCAGAAAATTATCCGCATCAAACTTAAAAGTATAGGAGCTAAAAAATGCCGATGGGAAAAGGAACTTACGGAAGTAAGAAAGGTAGACCTGCTAAGAAAATGAGCAAGGGTATGTCAAAACTACCTGCAGCTGTACGTAAAAAAATCTTAGGTAATAAGAAAAAGTAATGGCTGTCAAAAAGAAAAGTGTCAGTCTTAAAATGGGTAAACATAAGTCTCGCTCAGGTGGACTGACAGCAGCTGGTAGAAAAAAATATAATAGAGCTACTGGCTCAAATCTAAAAGCTCCACAACCCCAAGGTGGTGCTCGTAAACGCTCCTTCTGTGCTCGCATGAAAGGAGTCAAAGGGCCAATGAAAAAGCCCAACGGTAAGCCAACCCGTAAAGCTTTGGCACTACGTAAATGGAAATGCTAATGGCATACAAAAAGAAGTGTGGATGTAAACACGGAGGCAAAAGAAAGTAATGGCTAAACGTGGATTATACGCAAACATACATGCCAAGAGAAAGCGTATCAAAGCTGGCTCTGGTGAGAAGATGAGAAAGGTGGGGAGCAAAGGAGCTCCTACGGCTGCCAATTTCAAACGGTCAGCAAAAACCGCAAAACCTTATAAAAAGAAAAAGTGAAAGACGGTATCGCAAAGTACGGTAACGTTTTTAGTAAGGAGTATTGTCAAGAACTCGTTGACTACTATGAATCAAATTCAGAACAAGCTTATCAAGGAATAGGTACAGGAGATCACTTAGGTCATAATTTATATCTAAGTGAGAGAAAATACGTAGACTTTATTTTAGAAAAAATTAAAGAAGTACTTAAAGAATATGTTAAGGACTATACGTTTGGACAATTTTCTGGAGATGATGGTTACTTACTAAGAAAGATTTACGGTGCTACAAAGTTCCACGCTAACGGTTTGTTTGGCTCACATGATGATGGCAAGTTAAGATCGGTTGGTCTTACTATCGGCTTGAATAATGATTATGAAGGCGGTGAGTATGAGTTTCCTAATCAAGAACTTACCACAACTTTACAACAAGGAGAGGTTTTAATATATCCTGTATATTATACTCACCCTCATTCCGTATCTGCTCCTAAAGGATATAGATACGTTGTACACACATACCTTAACCAATGAATATTGAAAGATTTATATATCTATTTAACTTTACTAACAAACATATTTATTTGCTCTGGCGTTATACGTCATTGGAATAATATACCATCAAAACAACATGACACCACAGAACATTTTTCCAAACGAAACACCCCCAAGACCTATGACACATCACAACCATGACTACTGGCATAATGCTGAAGAGACTAATGGCAGGCTTGCCATGCTTGGCTTTGTTGCTGCTCTCGGCTCCTATATATTCACAGGACAAATCATCCCAGGAATCTTTTAATCCATACTACGACTCTCATACGAGGTGGAAGATGTCGTGTTTTGACTTCGAGCTTGCTAAGATCGGGGTCTTAACTGATGAGAGTCTGGATAGACAATCTCAACTTAATCTTATAAATTTCTTTCTCTCTAAAGTAGAGAAGGAATGTTCACACATACAACTTAATTAAATGGCTGCAATCTCATTACAAAGAGAAACAACCAATAAGTGGCAAGAGTTATGTGAGTGGGTAACAAGCACAGACAACCGCATTTATGTTGGTTGGTTTGGTGTGCTTATGATCCCCGCATTACTTACAGCTACAACTTGTTTTATTATCGCCTTCATAGCTGCTCCTCCTGTTGACATAGACGGGATACGTGAACCAGTTTCTGGCTCTCTTCTCTATGGAAACAACATCATCTCAGGGGCAGTTGTCCCGTCATCAAACGCAATCGGACTCCACTTCTACCCAATCTGGGAAGCAGCAACTTTGGATGAATGGTTGTACAACGGTGGCCCATACCAACTTGTCATCTTTCACTTCCTTATCGGTGCAGCATCTTACATGGGACGCCAATGGGAACTTAGTTATAGACTAGGAATGAGACCTTGGATCTGCGTTGCTTACTCAGCTCCAGTATCAGCTGCACTAGCAGTATTCCTTGTATACCCTTTTGGACAGGGGAGCTTCAGTGATGGCATGCCTCTTGGTATTTCTGGTACTTTTAACTTCATGTTTGTATTCCAAGCAGAACACAATATCCTTATGCACCCGTTCCATATGCTCGGTGTTGCTGGGGTATTCGGTGGAGCTCTTTTCGCTGCTATGCACGGAAGTCTGGTTACATCATCTATTCTTAAAGAAACAACAGAAGAAGTATCTCAGAACTACGGCTATAAGTTTGGTCAAGAAGACGAGACTTATAACATCGTAGCTGCACACGGTTACTTTGGTAGACTTATATTTCAATATGCTTCTTTCAATAATTCTCGTTCTTTACATTTCTTTCTTGGTGCTTGGCCCGTGGTTGGCATATGGCTCACAAGTATGGGAATCTGCACAATGGCTTTCAATCTTAACGGCTTTAACTTTAACCAGTCAATAGTTGACACTAACGGTAAAGTTATACCTACATGGGCTGATGTCGTTAATAGACAGAACCTTGGAATGGAAGTTATGCACGAAAGAAATGCACACAATTTCCCATTAGACCTAGCGTCTGCTGAATCTACTTCTGTAGCTCTTACAGCTCCTGCACTAGGCTAATAGTCACGTCCGTTCATCCTTCGGGACGCATGAAACCTAAGCATGGAACGGGGCTTAGGTAGATGGAGATTACCATGAAAGTAACTTTCGTTTATCGTGGCATCACTTACACAAAATTTGTTAAGTAAGTGAAACGGGGGGGAGCACCTCAGAGTCGGACTCCCCTCTAATTGGCATTAAGCCCTGTACGCAGGACACCTTATGCCGTCATGACGGTAGGGATAGACCTACAAACAGCTTGAGTCTTAGCTGATACATTTAAGATTCCAACAATTCTAGATCTAGAGACGATAACTAATACCCTACAAATAAATGGCACAACAGTCAACAAATAATCCTAGCTCACAAACCTTTCTGGGTAGGATAAATACTGCGACTAACGCTACAAATAATAGAGATTTGTATCTTAAATTATTTTCGGGCGAGATGTTTACTGGCTTCCAAAGGGAGACCATAGCTAGAGATCTTGTTATGAAGCGTACACTTACCAACGGTAAGAGTTTGCAGTTCATCTATACTGGACGCACAAGTGCGGAATACCACACCCCTGGCAACAGTATATTAGGAAACTCTGACAAAACTCCTCCAATAGCAGAAAAAACTATAACGGTTGATGACTTACTCATCAGTTCTGCATTTGTATATGAGTTAGATGAGACACTAGCACACTATGAAATGAGAGGAGAAATCTCCAAGAAGATTGGATATGCTCTTGCTCAAAAGTATGATAGACTTATCTTCAGAGCTATTGCTAAAGGTGCTAGACAAGCTAGCCCAGTATCCCTAACCTCTTTCGTAGAGCCAGGTGGTACACAAATCAGAGTTGGAGCAGGTTCTAATGCTGATGATGCTCTTGATGATGATAAGCTCGTAACAGCATTTTATGATGCTGCAGCAGCTTTAGATGAAAAAGGTGTATCTGACGATGGTCGGGTTGCCGTACTTAATCCACGTCAGTATTACTCCCTCATAAAAGGAGCAGGTACTAACGGGTTAATTAACAGAGACGTACAAGGTACATCTTTACAAAGTGGAAATGGTGTAATTGAGATTGCAGGTATTCAAATCTACAAGTCAATGAACGCTCCATTCTTCTCTAAGTATGGTACTAAGTATGCACCTTCAAGTGGTGCTTCTGCTGCTACTGACCTCGATACAGTAGATCCTGGAAATACAGGTTCATTCGTATCTGAAGGTATCGAAACAGCAACAACAGTTACAGGTAACAACTACGGAGCTCGTCAGAACTACGGTGCTGCCTCTAACTTTGCAAATACATGTGGACTTATCTTCCAGCGTGAAGCTGCAGGTGTAGTAGAAACTATTGGGCCACAGGTACAGGTAACTTCTGGAGACGTTTCAGTAGTTTACCAAGGTGATGTCATCCTAGGAAGACTCGCTATGGGAGCAGATTATGTAAACCCAGCAGCTTGTGTTGAATTGTTCGCAGGAACAACTACAGCTCCAGCAGCTTTCTCATAATTATTCATTTATACGGGGACTTCGTGTCCCCCTTTTTTTATGTCAGTAATATCTTACGGAGTGTCTACCGAACTAGATGCTGTAAACTCAATCCTGATGAGCGTTGGAGAATCCCCAGTTAATACATTAACAGTGCAAAGCCCCGAAGTGGCTATAGCACAGAAGACTCTAAGGCAAGTCTGCCGTGAGGTTCAAGCTGAGGGATGGTCATATAACACAGAGAACGAGTATCCAATAGACCTTGATACAAATAATCAATGTATCATACCTAACAATGTACTACAACTAGATCTAAGTATTTATCAACACGGTAAAGATTATGATGTAGTAAGACGTAGTGACAATGGTGTAATGAAGGTGTATGATAAAAAAGGTCATACGTTTACATTCACAAATTGTAGTAAATTATATTTTGATATTATATGGATGGTAGACTTTGAAGATTTACCACAACCATTTAAAGATTATATCACCTCTAGATCCTCTAGAATCGCCTCTAACCGTATGGTAAACAACCCACAGTCGTCTAAGCTACTTGAACAGGATGAAGCTGGTCTAAGGGCATTAGCGTTGGAGTATGAAACTAAACAAGGTGATTATAATATCTTTAATGATTTCCAGTATCAACAAGATGCTAATACCACTTACCGACCATTTAAAGTTTTAAGAAGGATGTAATGCCAGCAGTTAATCAACGTATCCCAAACTTTCTAGGGGGTGTATCTCAACAGCCAGATAAAATAAAATTTCCAGGACAGTTAAGGGTATGTGATAATGCTGTCCCAGATGTAACATTTGGTTTGAAGAAACGTCCACCTGCAGAGTTTGTAGGTAACTTAACCAATGCCAATTCATCAGGTCATTGGTATGAAATACTTAGAGATGGAGATGAAAAATATTTAGTACAGATTACACCAGCTAACACTGGTAGTCTTCCTATACGTATATGGGATGTAGCAGATGGTACAGAAAAATCTCTCACAAATTCTAGTGGAGATTCTATATTCAGCTACCTTGCGGGGGCAACACAACCCTACTCCGTACAGACTATACAAGACTATACACTTATAGCTAACCCGCAAAAGGTTGTAGCTGCAGGTACAGCTAATACAGATGTACCAATACACAGCGGAGAGTATGCTTATGCACGTTTAGATACTGTTGCTTATAATACTGAGTACATATTATATGACTCTGCTAATACTCCCACACCCAATACTTTTTTCAGAGTAACCTCTGTAAAGGTGGATAGGATGAATGGAAGCACTGCTGAAGGTGCTACTTGGAATGACACTAATGAAAACCAACAGAAATCAGGTACATTAACTTGGTCATTTTCTGGAGGTAGTGCAGTAACAACAACAGGTGCTGAAGTAGGTGGCTCAAATATTACAGAAAATATTGAAGGTACTTTACAGGTAAACGGTAATAGTTATATTGCTAATAACATAGCTAACTATGATGGAAGTGGTACTGAGTCTAGTGATTTTTTAGGATACACACAAGACTATGATGTACGTTACACAGCCACAGTTACATTAAGAGATGGCGGTTTAATTAGAACAACCAACCAATCAACTGCAGAAAGTTTATTTATAGATGTAGCTATAGAAGGTATAACATATCGTGTATCAGTTGAAGCTGTAGAACCAGTAACAACATATAGAGATGTTTCTGGTATAGCTTATTTTAAAACTCCTAAGAATCCAGATAATGGTACACTTAGTATGGCTACTATTTTAAATGGTTTAAAAACTGCTACAAACAGCAGCCTAACTAATGTAACTGCTGAAGTTATAGGTAGTGGCTTATTTCTTCATGGATCTAGAGCAGACAGTACTAACTTTTTAGGTGGAGCTGTTAACGAGAACATGAGTGTTATAGGTCAGAAAGCACAGGATATTAGTAGACTACCAGCTATGTGTAAACAAGGTTACGTAGCTCAGATTTCTAATGCTGCTGATCTAGATACTGATGACTACTATGTAAAGTTTATAGCAGATAATGGTGTGTCAGGAGCAGGTAGTTGGGAAGAGTGTGTTAGACCTCATAACTTAGCATCTGGTAGTGACCCTATGCTAAAAGGTTTTGATACCTCAACCATGCCTCATGCTCTAATAAACAACCGTAATGGTACATTTACATTTGCTGAGTTAACAGAAACTTTTGCTAACTCAAAAAATAATGATAATTATTGGAAAAATAGAGAAGTAGGTGATGATACATCTAACCCATTTCCTACTTTTAAAGGTGCAGGAATACAAAAAATATTCTTTCATAGAAATAGATTAGGTTTGATTGCGGGTGAAAACGTAGTCATGAGCCAGCCTGGAGGGTACTTTAACTTTTTTATTGTATCTGCTATTAGTGCTAGTGACGATAACCCTATAGATATAACTGTATCTGATGTTAAGCCAGCATTTATTAATCACATCTTACCTATACAAAAAGGTTTGATGATGTTTAGTGATAATGGTCAGTTTTTATTATTTACAGAATCAGATATATTTAGTCCTAAAACAGCTAGATTAAAAAAGGTAGCTAGTTATGAGTGTGATTCAAGTATTGATCCTTTAGATCTTGGTACGTCTGTACTATTTACTTCTAACGTTTCATCATATGCTAGAGCATTTGAAGCTACAATATTAGATGATGATGCACCTCCTCAAATACTAGAACAAACTAGAGTTGTACCAGAATTTCTACCTAAAGATATAACTAAATCTACTAACTCAGCAGCTATAGGTATTGTTACTTATGGTAAAAAAGGAGATAATACAGTATATCATTACAAATACTATAACACTGGTCAGAAACGTGAGCAGTCTGCATGGTATAGCTGGACATTAACAGGTGTTATGCACCATATGTTATATACAGCTGGTAGTTTTTTTACTGTTACATTTCATGATAGTACATATAAACTATGTAGACATGAGTATGTAGCTGATGCTGACGGTAATAGAGCGTATGTAGTAGGTGGTACTGCTAGTGAAGTAGGATCCCCGCTAAAAACTGCAAGATGGTTTGAGGCATGCTTAGATAATATGGCTATTGCTAGTAATGTAGCAGGGTCAGCTCAGACTACAACAGCACCCGAAAAGACTGTACTAACAATTCCATATACACCTGCAGCTGGCACACAAGCTAGTATATTTATGGTAGGTTTGTCTGGAAATGATAGCGATGGTAATTCTATAGCTGGTACTGTTAGGCAAGCAGATGCTGTGAGTAGTAATACTGTGACATTTAATAATATTAACTTAAATAGTGCAGCAAAAGTTGCAGTAGGATATAAGTATACAAGTATTATTGAACTACCTACTTACTATCTTAATGTAGGTCAAAATGCTTATGACTTAGATGGTGACTTACGTATATCAGGTTTAAATTTTGAGATGGGTGTATCTGGCCCTATAGAGTTTCACCTATCTCCATTATATGCAGATATGGATTCTTATACACAATATGAATCAGGGATGTTGGTTAACTCTAGTAAGTTTGACCAACCACCTGCAACTCTAGCTAAATCAATAAGAGTACCTATACAAAAGAAGAATGATAAATATACTTTACAAATACAAATACCAGACCCATTCTCCACCGCCCTAATCTCAGCAAGTTGGGACGGCAATTACAACACCAAACGACATGTACGAAGGTAAGTATATCCAGACCTGCACTCCAGAGTTAGCTCTAAGTGTGGGTCTGAACTTACGCTATGAAGATAGACGTGAATCCGAAGAAACCTCTGGCTTATGTGCCGAGGCTGCAATTTTAGAATCTTATTTTAATTCCTCAACCTCTGTGTTTTTTAAGGTTCCCAACGGCAAGGCTGCTGGAGTGGCGGGAGTAACTCCTAATAACTGTATATGGATGCTATGCACTGATGCTAGTACAGAGTACCCACATACATTTGTGAGAGAAGCAAAACGCTGGGTAAATAGTTTACTCAATCCTTATTTAATGAATCAAGCAGACATGCGGAATGAAGCACATATAAAATTACTAAAACTTCTAGGTTTTTCATTTATTAACTATCATGTATATAATAGAGTTCCTCTTATACAATTTATAAAACCATGTGCGATCCAATCGTATTAGGTATCGTTTCTGGTGTTGGTTCAGCTGTCACTGGTATTGCAGAACAAAATAGGCAACATCGAGCACAAGTTGATGCAGTCAACCGTTCTAATGCTATTGCCCGACAGAAATACCTTAACGATATTCAAATCTCTGCCTACAACGATCAACGTAAAGGCGAGGTTTTTACAGCTCAGTTACAAGCTGATGCTGCGTCTAGAACAAATCTCTTTAAACAGAGAGAAATAAATCAAATAGAAGCAAACAGAGCTAGTGAATCTGCACAACAAGAGTTGCGTGAAAAGGTCACAGAGACAATGTTTGCAAGTCAAGAAAATCTTGCTAAAGCTATAGAAGCCCAAGGGACAATATTAGCTAGCGGACAACAAGCTGGTCAATCTCTAATGTTAACAGTAGATGATGTAGAAAGAAAGTATGGTATGCAACAAGCACAACTAGATGCTTCTATCTTTGACTCTACTAAAGCTTATGGTATCAAACAATTTGGTGTCAATTTAGATCAATACTCAGCTGACGTAACCGCACTTAACAACCTTACAACTACTGCAGTGGTAGCTCCATCTGCATCATTTGAAACTGTTAAACCAATTAAACAAGCACCTCCAGAAAAACCATCTATACTTGGCCCAATCCTTGGTGGATTTAGCACAGGTGTAAGTACATGGTCAGGTGTAACAACAGCCCTTAACTCACAATAATATGTCCTACAAAAGGAGTACTTCTTTTACAGGTTATCGAGCTCGTAATACTCTTAACACTGAGTCGAAAGACCTTGTTACTAAGGCTAAGGCTTTAGACAAGCAACGAGTTGATAATGTAAAAGGAATGTCGAAGCAAGCTTCGGATCAAATTACAGAGATGAATCGTCTATCTAACCTTGAGGCAAAGGCAGACGCATATGAAATTCAAAACTTAGCTAAATTTAGTAAATCACTTAACGATGCTATACAGACTGGTGCTAAAACACTAGGTGTAGAATACATAAGACGTAAACGTCAAGAAGCTTATGATGATTATCGTAACGCTGAAGCTGGTGATGAAGAAGCAAAAAAAAAAGTTGCTTTAAATACAGAACAATTAACTGAAATTGAAACTAAGATAAAAGAATTAGAAACAGAAAAGAATAGAGCTCTTAGTGGTGTTGAAGCTAATAACATACGCATGAGTATGGAGGATAGGTTTAAGATAGAAAACGCCAAGAAATATGGTAGTAACTATGCTTATGGTTATCAGAAAGCTTCATTAATGGAAGGTGCTAAAGGTTTTATGCCTTGGTTCCAAGCCACTATTAATGACAGTACAGAAAAAGTAACTTTACCTGATGGTAGAGAAATTGAAGTTAAGGAGTATAGTAGTTTAACTACAAGTGCAGATAGAAAAACTGTCGAAGATAAATTACTTTTAGATTATGAAGAAAGAACTAATCAAACTGATTTAAGTAATGTAGTAGTAAATCAAGTCTTACGTAAAAGTGTAACACAACAACTACAAAAATGGAGAACAGTACAATTAGATCAAGAAATTAAAGATAATGCTCAAAACAATATAACTAAAGGTAATATTGATATACATCAAAATATTAGTTTATTTGAGCGTGGCAAAGGTCAAGAAGATTTAATTGAAAAATCTATACAACACATGTTTACAAATGGACGTGCGTTTCAGATTAGTGCAGGAGCTACAAAAAATGCTGGAGGTCTAAATAAGACTGGCATTAAAGATACTATTATTGATGCTTTAGCTTCTGTAGATGATGATGTCTTAAGAGTAGAGTTAGCTAATAAAATTCTTGATGAGATGACATTTGATATTCCAGGGGTTAACAAAGGTTCATTAAGTGATCCAAAGTTATTTGGAAACATGTTTGATAAAGAACAAATATTAGTTGACATAGAATATAAAATAGATCAAAATATAGAAAAAAAAGAAAAAGTTGCTAAAAAAACGTTAGCTGTTAAAATCAATCAAGCTCAATACGACTGGTCTAATGGTGGTAATAAACTAGAATACTTTGGATTAATGGATTCAGATGAGCTTAAACAACTAGCTCTTCAAACTCCAGATGGCATGAAAATGTTAAATGTTGCAAAGACTTTTAAAATGGAGAAGTATTCTTACGATCAAGGTAAACGTTTAGCTGATGCAGAAAAAGAAAAGTATAATGGTAAAATAACACAAGCTACATGGATGAAGTTATCAACAGAATTACAAGAAGAGTATGGAAAAGATTCTGTAGCTGATGGTGATATGTTTCATGAAACTAAATTAGGTAAAGATTTTTACAAAGCTTTAGGTGAAGATAGTTTAGGAGAATTAAATTTACTTGTAGGAGAACTATCTAAAGGTAATGACCAACTAGGTTTAAGTGCTTCTGAGATAGATAATGCTCAAGATTTTATTGTTAATGAGTATATACATACAGTTGTTAATGATTTAAAAAATAACCCAAACATACCAGCTGGTAGATCTGAAGAGTTTTATCATAAAGAAGCTAGAAAAGTTATCTTAAGTCAAATTAAAAATGGTAGGACAGAAAAGGATTATACAATAAACCCTTTTGCCACAGCTGGAAAAGGGCAACAACAATCAGATGAATCAGGTCTTTCTAACTCTGTTTTTCTAAATCCTCGTTTTAATAATACCACAGAATTATCATCACCAAATTTTAAGGTCAATAGTTATGGTAAAAATAAACAATTAATGTCCAATAAATTACGTGAAATACGTCAAAAAATAGTTAATGAAGATAATACTGCTAAAATATTTACAGATAAAAGTTTATTAGGTAACTTAACTGATAAGACCAAACAACAATATTTAATGCCTAAGTTAGATAAAGATGGTAATTGGAATGAAGAGTCTGCATTTGTCCAGTATTTAACATATATGGATCCTCAAAAAAGAGATTCTTTTACTATTGGAAACATATTACGTGAAACACATTTTGGCCCCGAAGCTAAAATAGATAAAAGCACACTTCCAGCAAACATACAAGAGATTATTACAACTGTAGAGAACTCAGATTTAAAAACTAGACAGTTATTATCTAGTCCTTATGCTCATGATAGAGCTAGAGGCATTGATATGATAGGTTTAGTTGATGGTTTTACTATGGGTAATGCTATGGATAACATGGGATTTACTGTAGATAATATTAAACCTGCAGAGTTAGCTGACATTTTAACAGAAATGAAAGAAAGTAAAGCAAATTTTGACGCTAATGCAGATAATCTACAAGCTAAAGTTTTTAAAATTCACACTAATAATTTGATTAAAAAAGCTTCTCAGTTAACTGATAATAAATATGTAGCTATTCAAATGGTAGGTATTGCCTTTAACGGTGGTAAGATGAAAAACTATGGCACTAAAAATGAAAAAATGATAAGTGTAAGATCACTTAATAATTATTATGGTGCTTTTGAAAATAATGATGGTTTAACAGATGACTATACTTTAATCCCTGTTGAGGGTAAAGGTACTAAGTCTTTAACTAAAATGGAGATTATACCACCTGCAGTTACTATTGAACGTCTTGATACAGAGCTTACTAAGTTAAATGAAAACAAACCACCTGAGCGTTTAGCTACTACTGGTAGAGCTAAAACTAAAAAGAATCCTGATTATATAGATTATTTAGAAAACGTATCTAAACTAGAAGCTAGAAAAGATATGTTAGCATTACTACAAAGTGATGAGCCTATACAATGGGGTCAAGGAAGAGCTTTAGCTTACAATGATCCAGCTTCTATTAGTGCTTGGTATGGAGTACAGCAAGCAATGGGTAAAACAAGATATAACAAATTCCTAAAACAATTAAATCTAAAATTTATCAAAGAAACTAACAATAAAATCTCTCCTATATCCCCTGGATACAACTTAACTTTAGTTGGGGGCAAGAAAATCAAAAGAGATTGGTCGAATTTTGTTAAAGAAAATTTATTAAAAACTCCTGAGTTTTACACACCATGAACGAATTTGAGTTAGAAGCACAAAATTATAATGATGCAGTCGATACTGACAACGATCTAAATGATCTTCAATATGGCGATCTTATAAGAGAAGGACAAGCTCCAACCCAAGACCCAAATCAACCACAAGCTTCACCACAAGCTCAACAACCACAAGGTAACGCTGGAATGGATCAAGGATTCTTACCAGATAATCCTATTGAACTTGTTAAAGAGTTAGGTAAAGCTGCTATTGGTGGTACTACAGATGCTGTTGACAGTGTTGGTAGTTTTCTAGATTTATCTGGAGATACTATTAAAACTGGTATAATGAGTTTATTTGGTAGAGCAGATGCTACTCAAAACCCATTTAGCAAAGACTACGAGTCAGGAGCTTGGTGGGATATACCAGATGACATGGTTCCAGAAAATGAATCTGGATTAGGACAGTTAACTAGAGGTTTAGTAGAATTTGGTTTATTAGCATATGCCACAGGTGGTGCTGGAGTAGGTGCTAAAACTGGTCTTAAGGCTGGACGACAACTTTACAAAGCTTCAAGGCTTGCGGGGTTTGGTAAGAAAGGAGCTAAGTATATATCATTTGTACCCAGAACTGTAGCGATTGCTGGCGAGGGTGCTATGGCTGATTTAATATCAAACAGCTCTGAGTCAGCTAATATAGCTAACTTAGTAAATGAGTATGCCCCTTTTATACCTTTTTCTGAAGCACTAGCTGTAGATCCTGAGAAGGATACAGCATGGATAGCGAGGATAAAAACAGTAGCAGCAGGATCTGGTCTTAATTTAGCAGGGCATTTCTTAGCATCATATGTTAAAAATGTATGGGGTGCTCATAAAAATGTAGCTAAAGGTATGGATCCAGATGAAGCTAATGTTATTGCTAACGCTAACATGGAAAAAGAGATTCCAGCTGATTTTGATTTAGATGAGAAAAATTTTTCTAATGTAGAAGCATATAATAAGAGTAGAGGTTTAGGTATATCTAATAGAGATAACAGACTTGAATATGTTGAAAAGTATTTAGACCCAGAAGAAGCTAAAGAGTTTAAAGGTTTAGTAGATGGTGGTGCAGAACCTAGTCCAGAAATGGTCTCTTATTTAAAGAGTAAGTATCCTGACTTTGACCCTGCCAACTATCCAGCTGATATAACACGACAGTTAGCCATTGCTGATTACAGTGAAATTGCTGAACGTATTGGTAAATCACAGGGAGACCCTTGGTTTGCAAATGAAGGTGGTAGTTTAGAACAATTATCTGATGATGTGTTAAGGCAACGTGATCCTTTTGTAGATTCAGCATCTTTCCCATCATCACAAAAAGCAGACTTACGTCCTAATAGTGATAGCGTTAAAAAAAATGTCACTGAAAATTTGGCAGAAGGCATTTCAATGTTAAAGAAAGGCAAAGATGCAGGCAGTCCTACACCTATCTTCCCATCAACTACTATTAAACGTCTAGCATTAGGCGACAAAAATTTAATGGAAGTTGTTAGTGAAGTAGCTGATGAACTATCAGAACAGATTTTTAAAGGACAAGCTAAAATTAATGTCAAAGGTTTTGAAACAAAATATACTGATAAAGAACTTAAAAGGTTAATTTTACAACAAACAACTGACCTTCATGCTACGTTAGCAGACGGTGGAGATGATGTTTATAAAAGCATGAAAGATTATCTTGAAGGTAAAGGATCTAAAGATTTTAATTTATATGCTATGGATGGTGACAAGGTTATAACAATAAGTCCTGTCACTAGAGCTGCAACACAACTGTTAGTAACTACTCTAGCTCATCAAGTTAGAGCAATAGCTACAGGAGCTGTAGACCTTGGCCCTAAAGTAAATAAGGTAAGACAACAAGATATGATTTTTGACATGATGAAAGTACTCATGTTAGAACAAAAGAAATCTGGTTTTATGGCTGGTAACAATCTTAGAGCTATGAAAAACTTTGAGATAGGTCAAGTTGTAAGTGCTAGAATGAAACAAGGACTTGATAACCTTGCTGAAGAGAATGAAAAATACTTTACTTATTTAGCTGGTATACGTAAAACTCACGGTGATGCAGTAGCAGATCAACTACATGAGTTACATATGTTATCAGACGGTGTAGTGCAACGATTAGAACACATACATAAATTCTTAGAAGCTCGTACTACATTAAACCCTGTAAGATTAATGACAGGTACAATGGTTAATGGTACTAGAGTTAAGCCTAGATTAGGATCAGAACTATCTAGTGTTTACTATAACTCATTACTTAGTAACCTTCGTACTCCATCTAAAGCTGTGTTTAGTACAAACATGGTAGCTCTTGCTCGTCCGTTCCAAGCATATTTAGGAGCTGTAACAAGAGGTAATCAGAAAGAAGCTCTTATAGCAGCATCTATGATGAACTCTATTGGGGCGTCATATGCTGAAGGTATACAAGCTTTTAAACATAACTGGGACTTAGGTGTTAATAGAAAAGCACAGAGTTATGCTGGTAAGTTTGAGTTAGCAAAAGATATTGATAATTTTAGAAAATTAGAAAGCCATATAATTAAAACTGGCGATTCAAATATGCAAAGAGCATATGGTATACTAGATACTATAGTTGGCTTTAACACAAGTCCTATAGCTAGGTATAGTGTTAACTTAATGGGAGCTGGAGACGCTTTAGCTAGAACAGTTATTGGTCGTATGGAAATGCGAATGAGAGCTGCTAGATCAGTTATAGATGATGCTAAAGATTTAAAAGATCTTAACAAATTATCAACTAAAATAGAAGAAAACTTTAGAGATCAAATCTTTACTAAGGATAAGTATAATCAATACGTAGTTACTGATAATGCAGCATCTTTAGCTGGAGATGAAGCAGCATTAACTACAGCTCTACCTAAAGAAGTAGCTGGTTTAGAAACTATACAAAGCCTACCACTAGGTCAATTTTTCTTTCCATTTGTACGTACAGGTTATAATGCTTTACGTCTTACATGGGCTCACACAGAACTAGAAAGATTCTCTGGAAAATTTCAAGATGTTATGTTTACGAGTAAGAAAGATCCTAGAGTATTAGAACAGTATGGAATTAGAATAGCAGATGTAGAGCATGCTAGAGCTTTGATGAGAGGACGTATGAGTGCTGGTAACAGTATTGTAGGTTTAACAGGTATACTAGCTATGAGTGGTTTTGTTACAGGTGATATGCCTTATGATAATGAAACTCGACAGTTATGGAAACAGAATGGTATACAACCAAACTCCTTTACAATTCCAGGATCTAATATATATGTGTCATATAGAACTCTTGAACCCTTTAATACTATAATATCTGCAACAGCAAACCTCACAAACAACTCATACCTACTAGGTGAGTCATTTAGAGATGATGCTTTCCAGAAATTAGTCTTTATGGCTGGTTCTGTTATTGTTGATAAGTCTATGCTTGCGGGTGTGGATGACCTAGTTACACTATTTAGTGCTAGTCAACAATCTGGAGTCAATGCTCAAAGAGTATTAGGCGGTCTATTTAGAAGAACTTTACCTTACTATGGCTTATTGTCTGGATTAGGTGATGCTATGCAAGCTAACGAAGTAGAAGCTAACAATTTTGCAGAAGAAATTATCAGAAGAGATTTACTATTTAAGAAGAATTTACATCCTAGTTATGATATTCTTAACAAAGATAGGTCTGGAGTACCTTTTGTACCCTCTCCTACTAACCCATTATTAAGAATGATTAATATGGTAAGTCCTATTGCTATTACGTTTGCTGATAAAGACCCCGTAAAGGAGGCATTATTAGATATAAACTTTAATATACCTAGTGAACTTACTAAATATAAAGGAGAACCTTTAACTTCAGAAGAAAGATCTAAAGTACAGAAATTTATGTCACAGGATGTTGCGTTTAGACGTAACTTAGAACAGATAGTATCTAATCCACAGTGGCAAAAAGCAGTAAAAGACTTTAGAGAAGGTGGTAATCTTACACGTTTAGGTGGTGATCCTAGAAAAGCTTTGTTTTACTCTCAAGTAAGACACGAGTTTGCTCAAGCTAGACAAAGAGCTTTCCAACGTATACAAGCAGAGATGCCAGATTTAATGAAGAGAGTAAATTCAAGAATACAAAACACTAGAAATGTACAGATGGGTAAATATAATATGAAAGAATTACAAAAACACGGAATTTAACATTGATTATCAATGGCAGTTACAACTAAAAAACAATTCGCTGCTACGAGTAATGCCACTACAACAGCATTTACTCCTGTCAGTATACAACTGAATAACCAAGATGATCTAGATGTTTATGTCACATTGTCGGGTGGTACTAGAGTGCTACAGCTACGCCAGTCTACTGGTAGTACTGCACAATCTAGTCACCCACAGGTGAACAATACAGACGGATTATACTATCCTGCAGTTTCTGCGGGTACAACTTTATATAACTACCAACTTTCCACTGATAACAATACCATTACGTTCAACTCTGCCCTACCGCAAGGTGCAGTAGTATTTTGTGAGCGTAGAACTAGAGATGCAGACGGCACATATACAAGTTTTGCTAGTGGTAGTACAATTAGAGCTACTGATCTTAACAATTCAGCACAAGAATCTAATTTTACTGCACAAGAAGCTAGAAATAAAGCGTTTGATTTAGAAGGTAAGATATATAACACAATAGGACAAGCTGATTTAGTAGTCAAAACTACAGATACTGGTACAGTTGACTCGACTATGATAGCTAACGGTACTATTGTAAATGCCGATATAAATGCAAGTGCCGATATACAGGGGTCTAAGTTATTAGATGACTCTGTAACCTTAGATAAACTAGGTTCTGGTACGTTGCCAACAGATATAACTGTGGCAAGTGCTAATATCGTAGATGGTACTATAGTCAATGCAGATATAAATGCTAGTGCAGATATAGCTGGAACAAAACTAGCCGATGATTCTGTTACTTTAGCTAAATTAGGATCAGGTGCTCTGCCTACAGACATTACAGTAGCAAGTGCTAACCTTGTAGATGGTACTATAGTAAATGCTGACATTAACTCTAGTGCTAATATAGATGGAGATAAGTTAGCTAATGACTCTGTTTCTTTAGGAAAACTAGAAGGAGGAGCCTTACCAACTGACATTACAGTAGCAAGCACTAATATTGTAGATGGTACTATAGTAAATGCTGATATTAATGCGTCAGCTGCCATAGCTGGTACTAAAGTTACCCCTGCTTTTAATGACCAAAACATATCAACAACGGGTACACTGGCTAGTGGAGCTCATACTGTTACAGGAAACATAACGATTTCTGGCACAGTTGATGGACGTGACCTAGCAGCTGATGGTACTAAACTAGACGGTATTGAAACTGCAGCTACAGCCGATCAGACAGCAGCAGAAATAAGAACTCTTACCGAAGCTGCTACAGACAGTAATGTTTTTACTGACGCAGATCATACTAAACTAAACGGTATAGAAACTGCAGCTACAGCAGACCAAACTAATGCAGAGATAAAAACTGCATACGAAGCTAATGCTGACACTAACGAGTTTAGTGATGCAGAGCAAAGTAAACTAGCAGGTATAGAGACTGCAGCTACTGCAGATCAGACCGCTAGTGAAATCAAAACACTACTACAATCTGACAAACTTACCTTGTCTGAGATGAATACAACATCTTTAGATACTAGGTATTTTACAGAAACAGAACTTACAGGTGGTGCTCTTGATGGTAGATACTACACAGAGACAGAAGCTGAAGCTAATTTCTTAAGACAAGACAGTTCAGAAACTATTGCTAGTGGTGTTACATGGTCTAACTCTGACGCATTTGTAGCTACTACTGCTGCTATTAACGCACGTATAGTTGACCTTATAGATGATGTTGGTGGTTTTACAGCTATAACAAGTGAACAGCACTTTCCTAATACTAATCCACAAGGTAGTACAGGACAGGCAGCTATCTTAAGTATTCAAGCTGCATCTACTACACTGACACCTAGCGGTACAACAGTTACAATATCTAATGGTAACTTAGCTAACAATGCTAATATTATAATTACTGGCGTGTCTGCTGCTATACCTACAGGATTTGGTTTTTTAGTAGAATCAACCAGTACCTTGCATACTTATACCTTTCACAGGCTTGTACCCAAGGCTACAGAGGTTACAACAGTTGCAAGTAACATAACTAACATTGTAAATGCTGGTGCTAACGTAGCTGATATAAATAACTTTGCTGACATATATCAAATATCAGGAAGTGCTCCTACACAAAGAGCTGACGGTACATCATTACAAGATGGTGACTTATGGTTTAACAACAGTAATGATGACTTACGTGTTTGGAACGGAAGTGCGTGGGCTATTATCACACCTTCTCAAGCAGTTCTTGATGACGTAGCTATTGTTTCTGGAGCTATAACATATAGCGAAGATTTAGGTCTTATAAGTAGTTCTGTAACAACAGGTAGTTCTAACGGTTCACTTGATATAGTTGCAGATGCTTTAGAAGATGAAATAACCATTATGGTTTCAGTTGTAAACTCTGGTGGTAATAAATATGTATTTGACGGTGACACTTCAAATCCTGCTAAAGCTATTTCATTACATAAAGGTTGGACATATACATTTGATTTAAGTAATAGTAGTAATGCTAACCATCCGTTAGTGTTCCAATCTGGCGGTAGTGCATATACAACAAATGTAACATCAACTGGTACAGCTGGTCAAGCGGGTGCTAAAGTTGTTATTAAAATACCAGAAACACAGCCAAACACATTTAAGTACTATTGTTCTGTGCATGGTACTGGTATGGGTAATACTATTACCGTAGTAGAAGATCCTGTCAAAGCTGTAGCTGATATCGCAGCTAATGTTGTAACTGTGGCTGGTATATCTAGCAACGTAACAACAGTTGCAAATAACAATTCAAACGTAACAGCCGTAGCAAACAACGAAACAAATATAAATGCAGTACAAGCAAACGCTTCAAATATAAACAGTGCGGTTTCTAATGCTTCAAACATTAACTCAGCAGTTTCTAACTCTACAAATATAAATACTGTTTCTGGTTCTATAGCTGACGTAAACAGATATGCAAATGAATATAAGATTTCTTCTTCAGCTCCAGGGAGTCCTAGTGCTGGTGATTTATGGTTTGACAGTTCTACTAACACTTTGAAAAACTACAACGGTTCTGCATGGTTAGGTATTACATCTAACTCTGGTATTCAAAACGTAGCTGACGACACTTCTCCAGAATTAGCTGCTGGACTTGACTGCAATGACAATAATCTTACTGAGGTAGGAACTGTTAGCGGAAACAACTTACAAATAGATTTCGGTACACTTTAAATGGCAAAATTATTAAAATTAAGACGTGGTACTACAACTCA